TTAATCATGCCTGGTCCATGTTCTCTTTCAGCTTCTTCTTTAGGTAAAGCTTTATGCACACCAAACTGTCTAGGTTCCCATAAATTAAATCTACATCTACGTCCTAGTAAAGTTCTAATTCTACCTGAGTCTTGTGCTCGTTCCATTACACTATACGTAAGTTGTTTTACAAAAGGAACTCTACCATGATATTTTTGAAACAATTCTTCTGCGTCAGCTTTATCTAAACCAAGTTCTGCTTGTAATTTATTTTTACCCATACCATAAAACAAACCAAGGTTAATAGTTTTAGCTTGCGATCTTGGTATGTTAGCCATGTCTGCTACAATCTTATGAAAGTCTGCATCGTGTTCAAGATAAGCTTCCAATACATCTTGTAAACCTTCTGCTGTTATATTTTGAGAATTTTTATCCATAGATGCGTAGTGTGTAACAAGTCTTGGTTCTTGTTGTGAGTAGTCAAAACAACCCCACGTGCATCCTTCTTCAGGAATAAACAAACTCCTGATCCGTGGTCCGAGTTCCTTGTTCCGTGCAGGAATCTGTTGTAGGTTTGGATTGTTGTAACTAAATCGTCCTGTTACTGTACCACCTTGATCGGATCTAATTTGATTGATCTCTGCATGGATACGACCTTTGTGTGAATGTTTTAATATTGTATCTATAAAAGTTGTATGTGATTTATTAATCTCTCGTGCATGTGCAATTTGTTGAACGATAGAGTTAGGATGATTCTGTAAAAAATTTTTAGTAAAACTAGGTGCACCTGTTTTTGCTGTTACAGGATAGTCTAAGTCTTTCTTTTTAAATATTTTTTCTATCGATCTTGCTGCCCATATCTGAACATCTATTCCTGTTTCTTTTTTTATAGATAATAGATAACGTTCTTCTTCTTTTACTAATTCTTGTTTTAATTTATGTGCAGCTTCTACATCTACACGTACTCCTAAAAATCTCATGTCAACAAGACATGGAAATAATTCTGTTTCAAGATCAAAGATAGATTGTACATCTTCGTTTTCTATTTGTCTTTTCATCTCTTGCCATAATTTTAGAGTCACAACTGCATCTTGCTCTGCATATTCTCCAACATACATTGCAGGCAGTTTATACATCTCTGCTTTGTGATCGATGCCCCAATGCGCTGCAGTTTCCTTCAATACAGCCTCGCTCTTGCCTATTCCAACGTAATCACGACCCAGACTACCTAAATCATATCTAAAGCGATTCTCGTCCACGAGAGAGCCAGCAATCATGGTATCTACTATCTTACCCTCTATTTTAAGGCCCATAGACCTAATCCAACATACATCGTACATTGCATTGTGAAATATCTTAATTGCAGGTGTTTTTAGTACATCTGTAAACCACTTTAGAACCATATTCTTATCCATGTTACCACCACCTTCGTGTGCAATAGGATAATATCCGGACCAACCTTCTACAGCTACAGCAATTCCTACAACTGCACCATTTCCAATGATAGAACCTGAACCTGTTGATTTTAAATCTGGGTCTTTAGTTTCTAAGTCAATAGCAATCTCGTCATGCTTTGATAAATCTGGAAAAGACTCTGGTGGAATCCACTCAGTTTGAGGTTTAAATATAGGTTTCATGAATAGTCTCTTTCTAAAATCATTTCTAAATAATGTATTGCTTTATTAATGTCTTCTTCTTTCCCCTTTGACTGATGTCGACATATATATTTTATAGCATTGCCTTCGGCAAAAAGCAATTTGTTTTCGTTTATAAACTCTGCCGGTTGAATTTTCATCGAGCGATAATGTTTTCCACCTATTTGGTCTTCTAAAGAATTGTATGTTGTTCCTTTAAATATATCTTTGTTTGTCATAGATTATAAGCCTTCTTTGTTTGTGGTTCGATTATATATAAGTTCTTCTCTGTTCTTGTGCACGCAACATAAAACAATCTATGTGTATCATCTGGATTTTTGTCATAATCAATAAATGCTGCACCCGCCAAGTCTGTTATTACAACTACATTTTCTCTTTCATTACCCTTAACGCCATGTATAGTTGATATACTAATTCTAGGATTCTTATCTAAATTCTCTCCTGACTTAATTAATTTTTTTATTTTATATATATCCTCATCTCCTACTTCATCTAAAGCTTCATCCCATTCAGATTCTGTTTTAAGACCATACTTTTCTTTCAACGTATCTATATCATAGAAACCATCTTTAATTATTGTTTTGAATAATTTTGGATCCCAATTATCTTTAGTCATCTTTGCAGCAATTTTTTTAATATCATTGTAGTGAAGAGGTACACCTTTTTTTAAATCATTCCATTTTTGTATAATCTCATAAATATTTTTTACTCTTGGAACTGCATGTCTTCGTTGCCAATATAGTTCTTTTTCATCTAATATGTTTCCAATACCTGCTAACATGTAATTAGCTTGTGCCAATACTAACCATCTACCATGAGAAAAATCTACTTCATGAAGATTATTACAATACCTAACAGATCCCTCTTCTTTTTTTGGTAACCATTTTTTTTCTACTCTGTTTCTTACTTTTTTTATTATCTTGTTTGCTAATGCAAAAGGTTTTTGAGGCACCCTTTGTGATTGATCTAATACAGTTCTCTCACCTTCCAAGTTTATAAATGTACTTACATGTGCACCATTCCATCTATATATAGCTTGGTCATCATCGCCTGATATGTATGAGTCTTGAGCCTTCTCTTCTATCTTCTTAACTAATCTCCATTGTACTAAACTTAAATCTTGAGCCTCATCTATGAATATAACTCTTAAACTCGGTGCTTCACCACTTTCTATAAATTTATCCAACATATCTGGAAAATCAATTAAACCATTTTGTTTCTTATAGTTTTCTAATTCTTCAACTATTATTTCTAATTTACTTAATTGTATTTTTGAATTGTTATTTAAATGATAAAATTTTATTGGATCTAATTCTTTTGATCGTGCTAAATTTATTAACTGTATGTATGGATCTGGAGAATAAAATACACCCTCGTAGTCTTCATCTTGTCTTGCACCTTCTAGTTCTATCTGCATCTTTTCTGATAGTTCTTTGTAGTGCTTTGATTGCATCACCTGGTTTCTATTTATTCCTAGTTGATTAAAACAAAATGAATGTAGGGTTTGAAAGTATGGTACATCGTTATAAGATAATTTAAATTTATCTACTGCTCTTTGTTTACCTTCTTGTGCAGCGTTCTTACTAAATGTAAAATAACCAATCTTATCTGGTGGTGTGTTAGCTAGAAACTTTTCTATGTGTCCTAGTAAAGTGTGTGTCTTACCGGTACCTGGTGGTCCATATATTACATGTCTCATTAATAATTTTCCTTTTTAAATGTTTTTGGTTTATATGTTTCTGTTTTCTTATCGAATCTAGCTACAGCAAATACGGATAGTTTTGTTTTACCTACACGTTTAGTTGTACAGTTCAAATCATCTTTTAACATCTGTGATGTTCTTTGATATGGAACTCTCCAATGTTTTCTAGATAAATAATTATTAAAGAAGTTATCAAATACAAAATGATGAAAACCATCTTTGGTATAGGTACCACCATTACGTAAGTCTTCGTAGTCGTCTTTTTGTATTCTGTTTACACAATAATCTTCTAGGTAATTATTTAAAATATCTTTTGTACTTGTACCTTCTGCAGGTTCTGTGATTTCTGCATTAGTTAATAATGCAGTTGTAACTTTTTTCCAATCACCAACTTTTACTGTTGGTGGATTTATTCTTAATTGTTTAATACATTCTTCTTGAAATAAAACTTGATTAGCTAAATGTTTTGCTGAGTCTAAATACAATCTATCTCCATCTACATTCATATAATAGTAAGGTTCTTCCAGATTAACTACTTGTAAATCTGTCAAACTTGGAAACACTGGTTCTTGACCTATACCAAATTTTCTTTTCTTACATAATTTTTTATCACACAAACTACACATAGGTTGGTCATTACACTTGTAACCCCATTCTTTTTTATCGTGTTGTTTTGTAATTATATTTACTTCTGTATCTGATAATGGTTGCTGCATAGCAGTCTCATTAAATACTATTACTTTTGATTTCCAATTATCTGGCCATTTTTGTTTTGCATACACACCATAATGAAACAATGCATTGTTTCTACCACCTTCTCCAATTTTATTTTCTGCCATTAGTTCAATACATGGTGGTCCATCAGAGTATGGAGTCTCTGGTCTTTTAACTTCTATTGTTTTGATGTCTTGTTGTTTATATCTTTCGTAGAGTTCAAAAAAAGCATCTATACTAGCAGCTTCACCATCCTCCATAAAGGCGTATCTTGTTGTTTGACCACAATTAAAATATGGTAAATTTAAAAAGTTTCCTGTATCATCTTTTGATTTTAATTCTCTTTGTTTAGGAAATACTTCCGATCCACCATAACCCAATACAGATCTAATCTCATTTAATTTATCTTGCATCAAACCCGCTGATACATAATCTTCTGTAAATAAAAATACATGAGCACCACCAGACTTTGATCTACATACGACCAATGGTAATTGAAATTGTTTTATTTTATTAATTAATTTTTTGTGATCAAACTCTGCGTAAGAGTCAATGTCTATACATCCCCACTTACATTTGTTATCATCATTAATTGGTATAATACCTAAACTGTCAGCACCATCTAAATGCTTTTGCCACAACTCATCTGTGACGGGTTCTCGTTTAACAAACGATTTACCTTTAACTTTGTTACCATCGCCATTTGATTCACCAACTAAAGTGACACCATGTGCACGGTCTAATCCATAAAATATATTTTTAAATCTTTCTATCATACAAAATAAAAGCGGGCGTCTTCACGCTAGCTTAGACGCCCACTACCTAGGATACTGGTTAGTAGTTAGAAGATCCTTTTGTAGTTTCTTCTGTACCGTGTTTAGCTTGTACTTCACCTTTACCTACTGATTCCGCAAAAGATTTAGCCATATCATATATAGCTTTATCTGTTACAGGACCAACTTTAGATACATCCCAACCAAACCATGTTCCTTTGTCATTAGACATCTGAACGGTAGATAGTTGATAAATGTGGCTATAAGTAGGCGGTGTGAA